ATCTTGTCGGTCTTAACAAAACCTGCACGATCCATAAAGTCTTTTGCAGCTGCCATCTTCTCTTTGTTGCCCAAGTCGGTGGGGGATCTCATTACTTGCATCATAGCCCAAGCTGCAGCTGGACCACGGGTTGCGATAAAGTCTTTAGTTCTTTCAGCAACTTCGCTTTTTAGTACTGACATTATCGTAGTGGAAGACGTACCTTCGGCATACCCTGCAAGCTTTAGAGCTTTTACAGGGTTGCCTTCAGCTTCTTCAAACAATGCATCCAAGAATGCCTGCTGTTTTTCTGTTAGGTTACGAGCCATATATCCTCTGCCTAATTTCAGAACGGCCTATTCCAATATCCTTAAGTTCTTTGTTGCTCATGTTCATAAGGATGTAAAGATCTGCACGGCGTTGCTGAGTTTCTTGAATTGAAGTTAGTACTTTTCTAGCAAATTTAAACATTGTATTCTCCATTGATCAGACTATCATTAGTCTATGGAGACTAGTTTTACATATATAGTTATAACACACTAGAGCTAAGATTGCAACCCCGCTATGCTATAGGAGTATACAGCTCTTCACCTGACATAGTTACATGATGTGTTCCCGTTGTTTCAGCAAAGCATTGTAACTTGTCACCCGGCATCAATGCAATGTAAGAACCACCTTGCACTACTTCCTCCATAGTATTGGCGGCAGATGCAAAGTGGTCTACAATGTAATGGTGAGTAGTTGTAGCAGCCTCGTACCAGTATATACTAATCTTTTTGTTATTAGATGTACTGTTAGATAAGTGTAGAAACTTAACTAAGCATACAAAGTTATTAGGGCATATATACAAGTCATTAGGAGAGGATGAACTAACAGATGTAACATCCAGAGACTTTGTAACGTACTTAACTGTAGAGGAGTTAGACATTAACTAAACCTACTTACTTGATTTCTTACGAGCTGCCATAAAACGATTAAAACTTTCCTCAGTTTTTCCCATAGAGATAGGAAGACCTGCAGCTTTCTTTTGATCGTTTGACATATTTTTAAATTTTTCGTAGCTAACGGGAGCTTTAGCAGCTGTCTTTTGTCTTTCAGAAACTGCTCTAACTTTCCTACGCTTAACTTCAGCATTTCCGTCTCCACGGCCACCTTTAAGAAGACTCTTAACTTCTATCTTGTCTGGATCAGGTGTAGGCCTAGCCTTGGGACGCAGAGATTTTTTAGGTGCTGTTACTTTTTTAGGAGCTTTCTTTAGATCCTCAGCATAAACTGCAGCCATTACTTTACCATTCTTATCGGTATAGTAGAGTGCTCCAGCTTTCTTAGCTGCTGAAATACTTTTGTATTTCCCAGCCTTAGCTTTTTCTTTGGCTAGTGTTGAGCCTTTAGATTTAATCTGACTATTCAGATATGTATTAAGTGATACGGCCATTGTTCTACCTTTGCTTTAGATTTCCTTGGTTACCCAAGCTTCATTTTCAGGAGTTGTGGGATCATCTTTTACAAAGTGACCTTTATCAGTACGTGCTCGTACTCTTTCTACCTCAACATCAGAGTTGAGTATTTCATTAACCTTAGAGTCTACACACCAGACACCACCATAGGGATCAAACCCAGCAAGTACATCTCCGAGTCTGGTTGTTATAATGTCTTTTGTTACAGTATAACCTTGATCCTCTAGTGCAGTTTTATAGTCTAAGAAGTTCATTTATTCTTACCTTGCGTTGGCTCCATAGAAGCACCACAGTTAGAATTTGTAACGGACCCACCATGCTTATAACCAGACCTAACAGGTTTTTTCTTACTCATTCCACCATGCTTATAACCAGACTTATGGTCGGAGTCCTTCATGATACTCCCATCTGGCATTTTATGATAACCCTTTTTCATAGTTAATCCGCCTTCATTTGCTCTGAACTTTGCAGTCTTCTCTGCAATTTTCTTAGGTTGCTTTACAAACTGCTTACCTGAAGCAGTCCCTTTTCTTTTCGCTGCAGTTGTAGCTGCGTACTCTGATGAGGACAAAGCTTCTCTTGCTTTCTTGGGTAAGTATCTTTCACCAGTCTTAGCACTAGGCTTACCACTCTTGGTACCCCATTTTTCCTTAGTCCAGTTCTTAAGCGATTTTTGAGAAGCCTTCATTACTTGTAGCCCCCGCCTTTTGCTTTGTATTGCTTGGCAACCATTTGGGCTTTTCTCGCAGACCATTGTCCGGGCTTGCCACCTTTTCCACTCGCCTTAACTGATGCGACGAGGTTCTTACGCATGGTAGGCTTTGTGTAATTACCAGCTGCATTTACTGTAGACTTCTTTTTCATTATGCTGTCTCTCCTACTTTGATACAGATGGGTACTGCAAATACATCTATATCAACTAAGTAGTTTGCCATCTTAGATGCATCTTCATTGCAGAGAGACTCGTTGTAAAATAACTCATCTTTATTAGCAAGTACTTGGCAAGATATAGCCATTTGATTACTGCATGCCAGTACAATAGCTACCCACATTACCACTTAACCTTATCAGCCCAGTAAGCTGCAGACATCTTACCCTTTTTAATATTCTTAGCATGCCTAGCTTTAAAACTAGCACGTTTCTTTTTCATCGTATCTGATTCGCCTGACTTAGGTTTACCTGCAGTTGAGGCACCCTTTTCACCAAACTTAATATACTTATACTTACCACCTTCAGAGGCCATGACATGATGAGACTTACCACTGTCATCACTAAGACGTTGTGGTTTGTTGACCTTCTTTAGGCCAGCGTCTTTCATTTTAGTCTTGACTCGCTCAGGTATCGCCATTGTATTTTCCTACATCAACTCAAAGTGTGGGCCATCAATAAAAGGTCTACGTCCCTGAGAACGTCTGAGATCTACGTATGCCATCATAGCATCCTCAGCTGTACCTTCGTATGTGCGGATGTCACCTTCTGACCATGCAGCACCCCACTTGATTGCTACACCAAGTTCCTTAGCGGCCTCTTTCATTGCATCACAGAGATCATCATATACGTTTAACTCCCAGCAACCTTTACCGTCTACATAGGCCATAAGGTCTACTGCACGACCGTCTAGGTGCTTGGACTTCATAGTCTGGGACTTACCAGCAGCTACAAGTTTTCTCTGCTCTTCCATTGTACGGAGTCCGTAGATGACACCAAAATCTACTTTTGTTTCTGCAATAGCACGTTTTACTACGGCCACTAGATTTTCATCTACGCCTTCCATCTTATCAAGACTGCGTTGAGATAGTTTGAAAGTCATTGTTATTTCTTTCCTGTAAAGAATTTAGATACTGATCTCATACCAATGCTGGCACTAACAATACCACCTAATGAATACTGATACCATGTAGGCATAGTCTCTAATGCTGTGAATCCAGCTTGTACAATTGAGTTACCCCACTCCCCACAGAATGCAAGGATAAGAGGGATAGAAAAGAGTAGGGTAATCCACTCATCTTTCCAAGAGTTCTGGGTACTGTTCATTGCAGCTATATCCCAGTCAAGCTCACCAGTAGCTTGCTTGACTCGTATCTCTGCATTAGCTTTCTGTACTGCTACCTTACCATCCAAGTAAGAAGAAGCTAGTCCACCTACTGCGCCTATGATCTGACCTATCATCTCTGATCTACCCTCTCTGGTACAGGCTTCTTAACCAGCTTAGTTACGCCCATGAATACTGACACTACACCAGCTACAGACACAAAGTATACTGAAGCCATGCTACCAATGATAGTCGAGGCATTCTCCAGACCCATCAGACTAGTGAGGACAACACCTGAAGGATACAAAAGCATTCCCCACAGTGCAAACCAAGCCATCTTCCGAGTCTGATCTCTATGGGCATCTTCGTCCTCTATGCGTCTGCGCCTGTCATCTAGGGCTAACTTATCCCACTCCGCTTGATCAATACAGCCACTACCGTCTGAATCAGCCCTATCAAATTCCGTCATCCATACTCTCTCTTTCGTGCAGGATCTAGTACATCTTTTCGATCCAACATACCTTCTAAGTACATAGCTCTTTCTATATGATCGAGAGTGTATTTAGTTCCAGTATCTTGATATATTTTTTCTCTCACATAGAATACATCTGACCTTGGTATGTGTACTCTACGCAGTCTAGCTTCATCTTTACCTGCAAGAGCTAAGTAAAACTCTTCTAGGACAGAATCCGAAGCAAACATTTTTGGTTTTGACATGAGTAGTTATACCTTTTAATACTACAACGTCAACCCTAAAAGGGGACGACAAAGAAAAATTCGTACATCCAGATTGTACTTTAGTATATACTTAAGTATATACTCTAGTATTGTATTTATATAATATATTAAAGTAATAATAATTAAGTATTACTTAAGTAATCTACTCTAGTATATACTTAAGTATATTATATAGTACGTTCTGCCCGGCTGTCAAGGGGTGGCTAAAAATAAATATTACTTTTATTGACCAATAGTAGCCCACATCTGTCGTATCTCTAGTAACACCCCCGATTCTACCCCAGGATAGCGTGAGAGCTACGGAGAGGCCGTCTAAGTGGGGGTAAAGTTCTTTTATAGGGCGACATACCCGAGCAATACTACCGTGATTCTGCAGGTCTTACACTATATGTAACACTATAACACTATTTAATAGTAGATAAAAGCTATAAAATAGGGTTTAGGGACAAAATGCCGCAGTATATGCTTGTATTTATAAGTAGTTAACAGATCTTAAAATACTCCCCGCTGTCATTGTGGGTATATACGTACGGACAGGGGTGGGGTGGCCCATACCGGGGTATTAATAGGGCAGCACTACTGACCTAATGCGGGAAAGCTGGAGTTTTTTAAAGCTAAGTTACTGGTATCATTAGATAATTTATACAATAGATCATAGCATCCGGTCAGTTGTTTTCGATTTGTTCTGGATTATTGCAAATGATAATCGTTCGCAGGTTGGATGCAGAACAATAGACCACCACTAGGTCAACTATACTGACCTATCCCCCCTGTTCTCCTTTTGTTCTACTCGACCAATCTTGTGGCAACAATAGGGCACTCCGCCACAATCTCACCACAATTTCGTGAACAAAACCGGAACATCTCCTTAGACCCCGATTTTAGCCTGTTTCATTGCCCTAATGGTTTTTCCGGTATCCTACCCCATAAATTTGTTGTTCTCTTTCCACCCTACCTTTGTTCTACCTTTGTTCTTTTCACCGGATATATACTATATAATATATAATATGTTCTTGTTTTGTTCTCTTGTTTGTTCCAGAAAATTATCTTTTCGTTTAATATCAATAACTTATAATTTTATTTCGATTTAATTAAAATAATTTACTTG